GGGGTCCTAAGTTGACTTCAAAGTCAGCTTGGTTCCTTCGTAGTCTTCAACATTCCAATGCGCTTATACGCATAGTTGTGATCTGGACTACGTTGGTGCTCTTCTAGTTAACGAAGGAGGAGTATTCATGTGTCATCCACTCGGCTAAGATTTAGGGAAAAGCTTTCCCCTCAACCACCAAACAATTCCATTGTTATCGGAATTATGGAAAAAGTCCGTAAGTCCGATGGAAAAGTTGTCGAAACCACCAAAATTCTTGGTGGTGGCGGCTCTGTTCCTGCCGATATTCGTCGCTGCTGGGACAAGACGAACGAAAAGGTTCACCTTGCTCGGAAGCGCCGTCCTAAGAAGCATTCTAATATTAGTTACCATACTATATTAGTTCCGCGTCTGGACGCAGACGGTTCACCCATGTTTAAGCGTAATAAGAGGGGTTCCTTTATCCCGATTATGCGTAGAAAACGTGTTATTGATGACGTCTCTACTGTCTTCGAGCCTTCAGAGAGTACCATTGGTCTCTCGCTCGAACATGACAGGGGATATCGTGATGGTGGAAACTTTCAATCCCTACATGGAATCCGCCCCGAGAATGAAATCAAGGGCTCTGGCACATATCGTACAGTTCCGGAGGATTCAAATACCTCCTTTTTCTGGCGATATACCGGAGGCTTCAGTAATCCCCTATTCGGTTCAACTGATACCATGTCAGATTCTCTCTGGCAGAATATCGGCCGATTTCCGGGGGATACTGATGCATTTCCCATTTTGGATGACTATGGCACGCAGGCGTACGCACGACTACGTCCCCGTTTAGAGAAAGCTGGCCTGACGGTAGCCCTTCGCGAAGCGAAGGACATACCAAGGATGTTGCTTACTTCTTCCGAGTTCTTCCATAATTCTTGGAAGGACGCTGGAGGATCTAAGTATAAATCCATCAGGGACGCCCCGAAAGGGGTGGCCGACCACTTTCTCAACCATAACTTTGGTTGGGTTCCGTTCGTTAATGATCTCGTCGCATTTCACGACGTGTATCAAAATTCTGAGAAGTATATCGAGCAAATTACTCGAGACAACAACTCATGGATTAAACGGAAGCGTGTTATGGACAATATCGAAACTATGACCACTGTCAAGAAGGGAGGCACCAGTTTGGGCTGCACGCCCGATATTAGTGCTTTCCCATACGACATGTGTAGGCCACAGACGATTTCGGGTTCTAATGCTTATGCTCAGTGGTCCATTCGCGAAGAAAAGCTAGTTCGCGTCTGGGCTATGGGCTCTTTTAAGTATTATCGCCCGGAGTTCGATGCGAGTCTCCAAGACTATTCTAGTCAATGGAACGACCTCCAGCGCCGTTTAAAGGTGTGGGGGGCCGAGATCTCGCCAACGAACATTTACAAGTCTACTCCGTGGACTTGGCTCATCGATTGGTTTTCAAATGTCGGGGACAATATTGACCTCGCAAATGATATGCTTCTCGATGGAGTCGCGTCCCGATATATGTACGTTATGAGGCATTCCGTTAGGAGATTGATTTTAGCAACTTCAATCTTCTATTGGGAACGTCCCATTAATCTGGAATGGAATCGATTCTTCGAAACCAAACAGAGACAACGTGCATCATCTTCCTTCGGTTTTAACTTGCTGCCGAAAGATCTTTCGGCTAGGCAATGGTCAATTCTTGCTGCCTTAGGACTATCTCGGTCCAATTTAGCGGCAAGATCCTAACTCGTGGTCGCTTCGAATAACTTGCGGCTTGGTAATCCGTAAGCTGCGATCACCTAACTACCATACTTCTGGAGGTTAGACAATGGCTTTTGGCGATCCACAAACTGTTACTATCAATGCGGTTGCCCAATCACTTCCGCGTATTCAGGTTTTGGAAAACGGAACAAAATCCGTATATTCCAAAGCTGATGGTACTTGGAAGATGACTATTTCCCATAAAGCTATCGGTAAGGACCGAGTTAACTCTATGGTTAGACTGGACCAATTAGCTGTGGTTCCGGACCCGTTGACTTCTGTCAACGATTACGAAACTCTCAGTTTTTGGCTGGTATTTGACCGCCCTTTGGCGGGCTTTACTCAGACCCAGTGCGAGCAAATCGCGGCCGGCTTAAAAGCCTGGCTCGACAACACTGCCATAGGGAGGTTGTTTGGACGAGAGTCTTAATTTCGTCCATCTACATTCCTATGTCAAAAGCTTCAAAACTGACTAAGATCCTCTCTGGAATCAGACATGCTCAAGAAATTCTTGACTTGCTCGATTCTGTCGTGGATGTTGATCGATTGATCGGCATTTCCAACGCACAAGGACCTCTGGCTAAAGTTATCAAGTCTGTTCTATCTGAAAAGATGGATGAGCTTGAGCACGAAACCCAGAGTTCCTCTCCTTCCAAGGGGAGGAAGAAGCTTCCCTCTAAAAAGGGAGGCGGTTAGGTGTTGTGATAGACAGTTTGCTTTACCACTTCTTGTGGCAAAGGAGCTAAGAGCCGTTGTTTTGAAGTCCACCTCTGTTCGGAGGGAACTTGAAAAGCAACGATGAGAACAATGTTCTCCGTAGTGACCTGCTAGAAGTGGCGCTTGCGATCTATCATGATGCATGCGCCAGCTGCCTCGCTGTCAACTCTGATTTACGTGATGTTAAGACATTGACATCACGAGTCAAAGATGAAGGTGTATCGTTTTTAACGATTACACTCCCCACCTTTGCTAAGGACTTCGAAAGAAGCCTAGCAGATGGGGTAGTTGGCCCAAATCTCTTTCGTAATTTCCGAAAAAGAGGAGCAATCCCTGCATTTTTGCAAGGTATGCTCGGCCAAATCTTTGACTATGAGACAGGGAGAATTTATGAACAAACTACAACTGCTTCAAATGATGTCCCCACTATTATTGCTTGCGTTAGACAAATATGTCTTGCATTCAAGAAAGTGGAACTTCCGTGTACGCCCGAACGGGCACAAGCGGCATTTGATAGTTTTGCCACAATTGAGCAGTCCTTTGAGATGTCCTCGGTGTCGAGAGAAGATTCCAAGTTATTTGATTTGGTTTCCTCTTTGCTTTGGGATGGCATGTTTAACGATTTTCACGTTGACATGCTTAGCCTTAGGCATGGACCCGGCACCACTGCTGAAGGAATTACCGGAAATCGGAAATTCATTTGGCAGCGCTGGCACGAACGTCTCGAAGTTTACTTTCCCTTCTTGGGTAATGCCTATCCAATAGGCGCTTACCCTTCGAAGGACTTCGAGGATGTAGCGTTCGTACCGGAACATTTGGAACAACCAGTCAAGGTTGTCCAGGTTCCGAAGACACTCAAATCACCCAGAATCATAGCAATTGAGCCTGTTTGCATGCAGTATGCACAACAAGGAATTCGATCCTACCTTTACGATAGGCTTGAATCTCATCCGATTACAGGTGGTCATGTAAATTTTCGTGACCAGTCTATTAATCAGAAGCTCGCTATGAGTTCTTCGACTGACGGTCGATTAGCAACGATCGATCTTTCCGATGCCAGTGACCGTGTTCCTTTTGCGGTCGTGAAGCGTCTGTTTCAATCTAACCCACTCTTGTGGGATTGTATTGAAGCATGTCGGTCAAGACGCGCTAAGCTTCCTGACGGAAGAGAAATCTTCCTAAAGAAGTTTGCGTCGATGGGTTCTGCTCTCTGCTTTCCAGTTGAGGCGATGTACTTCTACACTATCTGTGTAGCGTCTCTTCTTAGGCAGCAGAATCTCCCTGTGTCACGAAAGAACATTTTCTTTGTCTCTCGTGACGTTTACGTGTACGGAGACGATATCATCGTCCCGTCACGATATGCGAGTACTGTTCTCGATGATTTGCAAAAGTACAATTGCAAAGTCAATACCAACAAGACTTTCGTTACTGGAAAATTTCGAGAGTCTTGTGGAGTGGATGCCTATGATGGCGTTGACGTTACGCCAACTTACATCAGTAAGCGTCCACCGAAGAACAGGCGGCAAGTCCCTGAGTTGATTTCCTGGGTGGAAACAGGTCGCTCTTTCTATCGAAAGGGTTTCCTGCGTACATCTTCTCTACTCTTTCACAAGGTAGAGTCCATATTGGGGAGTCTTCCCCAACTACCGGATAATTCTGAGGGACTTGGACGTAACTATTCCTTGGAGACCTCCACTCGTAGGAGATGGAGCGCTGTGCTCCAGCGCCATGAAGTATTGGCCTGGGTTCCAAGGCCAGTCTATCGCACTGATCGACTGGTTGGTTACGCAGCTCTGAACAAATCACTTTCTGGGTTAGCAAGTAAACCCAAGGAGATTAATCTCCTTGACTTGCTTCCTTCAGGTAGGGATCCTCTGGAGCTATCTGCACTGTACGGCGCAGTTGCAATTAAACGCCGTTGGGTCGCCGCTCCAAAGCGGCATTCTGAGTTCTAATACTCAGTGGGGAGTCCGATAAGGACCTTTGGGTTCTTATGGCAGTGCAACTCCC